TGTTCTATTACTTTGACTGCTATTGAGGGATATATGTTGTTGTCAATAAGAGTGTCATAATCTTGGTGAATGATGATAGAAAGCATGATGTTCTCCTTTTCAGGATGTACCAGTGTTGCATAGAATTTATAATCGCAAGGGATTTGTCCTTCTATACATTTAGGTGGATTGCCACCAATCCTGCCTTTTACATTCTTATCGAATGGAATACATTTGGCATATCGTTCGTTCATATTTTCTTTGTTTTTATTATTATCGGTAACATTGTGCTAACAGCGAAATCGGCTGTTATTTTCTTCAAGTATATCACCTTGCGAACAAATATAAAAAAAGTGCGGCACACCACGAACGGCGTACCGCACTTTTTTTCGGCAAATCGGGCAGGATTTAACATTTATAGCTTGAATCCCTTGCCTTTCCTTTGCGGTTGTATAGGTCGGCGTATGTTCTGCCTTAACTTCTCGAACTGTTCCTTAAACCACTCGGCAATGGGCTTTCGGTCGATGGCAAGAACCAATTTAGCCCCGTCCGTGGGGTCTTTCAGCACTTGGAAACCTGCCCTTTCGGTCGTGAATTTCCGTCCGTGTTCCTCCGAGTAGAGTTCCCCTGCATACTCCAACGGTTTTCCCTTGACGAGCGTTGCGATCTGCCCGTCGCTGAACCCGACAAGGCGGCATAGGTTTTCAATACGGAGCATTTCACGGAAATAGGGAAACCATGCCGCCGCCCTTGCGATTACCGTTTTCAGAAACGATATTTCCTGCTTGTGCCTCGCTTCCTTGTCCGCTATCTCCCTGCGGTGCTTCCGCTCTACTTCCGCCATTTGTCGGTTGTGGTCTGCCTGCATGGTCTGTATTCGGGTTTGCAGGGCTTCGATGGCTTCCCCGTGCGTGGCCACCTCCCTATGCAGGGCGGTGTTCTCCCTCTCCAGCGTCTTGACCTTGTTACTACCGAAAAGATAACCGACACTTTCGGCGATGTTGGCGGCTGCGGTGGTCTCTGCCTCTTTCAGCTTCTCGGTCTGTATCTCTTTTTTCGCCCGTTTGAGTTCCTCCTGCGCCGTTTCTTTCTGACGCTGCAAATCCACGACCTCCGCTTTGAGGCTGTCGGCGAGTTTCTTCGTTTCATTGTAATACTGCTGCGTGGACTTGTGCCGTGCCTTCGAGCCGTCTATGCCTCTTTGCAGCCCGTATTTCGCCATCGCTTCGGCATAGGTATCTTGGTAGGACTTTAATTTCAGTCGTGTCATAATATCGTCTGCGCACAGTCTTACGGTGTCGGTCGGCTTCTTGCGGTATCGCTTCTTTGTCTGTTCCTCCCGTTTGCGGCGTTTGCGCTCTCCCTTGACGATGGGGACGAGCGTGACGTGTATGTGGGGCGTTTCCTCGTCCCTATGCAGGTGCGCCGCCACGATGTTCTCCTTTCCGAACGTGTCGGTGAAGTATTTCATATTGTCGGCGCACCACTCGTCCAAACGCCCCTCCCTTTCGATGCGTTCCATGTCCTCGTGCGTTCCCGACACGGTAATGCGGATTGCCCGTACTTGGTTGTTTCCGATTTTGCGTGTCAGTCCCGTTTCTTCCAATCTTCTCTGTATAGCTGCCGAACGGTCTTTAATCCCGTCGGGGTACGCAACGAGTTTTCGGTTCAGGTGCGTCCGTGTCGGGTCTGCGTTCTTCGGGATGATGAAATACTCGATGTGGGCGGTCGTTCCGCTGTCGCTGCCGTGCGCCTTTTCCATGTGCAATACTACGAAACCCATATATATTCCTTTCTGTTTTAGCTTGTGAAACAATGATTCTTCGTATCTTCGGGGGCGGCAAATAGCCGTCCCCGATGGGGTGTGCAGAGGGGCTTGCCCCTTGCCTTATTGGGGAATTTTCAGCGATACGGAGTATTGCGGCTCGGAAAATTCCCTAATAAGCTACGGTATTTTCTCCGTAAATACCCTGCGGCGTGTCGGCGGTCTTTCGGCGGTAGCTCTCCCTGCCGCCTGCTTACCCGTATAACCCCACCTTATTATTTCCCCCTTTCGGTCGGGAAACAGCCCCTTTCCGTCCGTGCGACGGTATGACCGTATGAATGTATGACGGACTGATACCCCGACCGACAGACCGTTACGCCATCCATCGGCGGCTCGGCTCGGTGTCGGCAACGACAGATACGATAACCGTCGTTTTCTCTTTTCGCTGGTGCGTTATTCTCTCCAACAACACTTTGCGGACTTTCGTCGCCCCGAACGATTCGATACGGAAAGCGAGGACGGCTATCGTTTCGAGGTCGTAAACCTCTATGCTGCTCCTATCTCAAAACTCCGCTCTTGCAGAGTGCCTTTATACTTGCCCGAACCGTCGGGGCGACAATCCCGAACAGTTCGCAGATTTCCCACTCGGTCATGGCGGTTGCGCCTATGTCGGTCGGCAGGGAGATATTGCCGTATTCTGTTCCTTTCTTCTTTCATCGGTATGCTGTTTTAAGGTGACTAAATGGCTCGGCAGATGTTCTTCTCCATCTCCTCCAGCTTGTACGATAAGGTTTCCATGTCTTGGCTTATCTTCTGGACGGTGATTTTGGCGTAAATTGGGGTGGTTTTGATGTTCGTGTGCCCCAATAGGCGGCTCACGGTTTCGATGGGTACGCCGTGCGACAGAAGTACGGTCGTGGCGTTCGTGTGTCGGGCTACATGATAGGTCAGCCGCACCTTGAAGCCGCATTGTCTGCCTATCTCTTTGAGTGTCTTGTTATAACTGCCGTTGCTCGGAACGGGAAACACACAACCGTCCTTTGTCAGTCCCCTATACTTCTCGATGATGCGTTTGGGAACGTCCAAAAGACGGATATTCGATTCGGTGTTGGTTTTCTTCCGTCGGGTGATGATCCATAGGTTGCCGTCGAAGAATGTTTGCAGGCGGTCGGCGGTGAGGTTCTTTACGTCCGAGTACGCCAAACCCGTGAAAACAGAAAAGACGAACAAGTCCCGTACAAGTTCATGGTAGGTGTTCTTCATCAGTGCGTCCATGAGCGTCTGTATCTCCTTTTGGGTAAGGTAGCCTCTATTGACGCTTTCGGGCGAGTTGATGTACCCTGCAAAGGATTGAACGGCAGACGCCCGTCGTTCCTCGCTATGGAAACGATGTGTTTCAGCACGATCATGTAGCCCCACACGGTATTGGTGCGGCATTTCTTCTTCGTGCGCAGGAAATACTCGAAGTCGTTGATGAATGTGAGGTTGAGTTCCTTTAGCGGAATATCCTCACGCTTGTAGGTATGGGGCAGAAATTCCCGAATATGGCTGCAAACCGTCTGATAGCATCGGAATGTCCCCTGCCCCTGCTGTGCCCGACTTTCTTGGCGAACTCGGCGTTGTGCTGCTCGAAGAGTTTCAGTAAGGTTTCCTGCTTGACGCCGATACCGAGATAGGCGTCTTTCAACTTGGCGGCGGTAACATACCCGTCCGTTTGCATCAGTTCTTGGTAGTGGTGGTTTACCTCCACTCGGATTTTATCCACCGCAAGGTTGATTCTCTGCGCTTCGACGCTCTTGCCCGAAGCACGGCCCGTTTTCACGTCCCACAACCGCAGGGGAACGTCCATCTTGTAACTGAACTGTTTAATCTCTCCGTCCACCGTAAGGTGGCACATCTAAGGCAGGTGGCCGTTGGGTTTTTCGCTGCCTTTCTTCACGTAAAATAAGACCTTGAATGTACTTCGCATAACTCACTCCTTTTTTTGGTTACAAAATTAGTTTATAGTGAGTTACCGACAGCTATGCAAATCAACACAAAACGCAGTAAAAGAACCTCTTAGCAAGAAATATGCACCCGTTACGGGGGTAATGAGGTGGTAACTGAACTTCTGCACCGTTTGGCTTCGAGGTGGCATTCCGTTGGCTCTACCTAATAGAAAAACAAAGCGTAACGAACGCTTTTTCAGCTAATTCGCTACGCTTTGCCCAAATTTGCAAATCCGCTATGTGTTTATTTTAAGTCTACTACAGTAATAC